ACTATTTATACAGGGGGGGTGTAATAGCTAAAAAAAGAACTCTGAGCCTCACCCTATAGAAAAGGTGGGGCTCATTTGTTTTAATTATCTGTAGGGTGATAGTAACCCCACAGTTTGACTTCCTCCGAATCTTCCACAACCCAAACAGCTATATCTGAAGGTTCGTTACGAAGAAGTAATCGTCCCACCAGATCCTCATGATATTCAGGCAACACAAAGACGTCCGTCTTGTATTCCTTGATCATACTGGCAAGCGGGTGCTCGCCAGAGATCAAAGCACTCAGGATATCATACATATCCACATAGCCTCCAAGCTTTCCTCCTACAAGGGAGTTATGCCTCATTGCCATGATTGCCTGCGTTGCCTGCTTACCTGGAGGACCTTCCCCAAGTATGTATCCCAACTTTTTCATTTCATGGTCTTTTTTATTTTAGGTGCTGGGGCCGACGCCCGTCTTGCTCCCTGCAGTCTCCAGGTCGCCTGCTCAGTTCTAGGTCTCCACTGTCCCTGGACCCTGACGTGGACAGCTTCGTATGTCTCTAAACTGTAGGTGGGTTTTGGTACTCCAATTTGTCGTTCTTCAAACATATTTTTGATTAAGGTTAAAAAATGTTCAACAGGTAGTTGTTGCTCATCAATATATTATACCAAAAAATATCAAATTAATTTACCAGGACTAATAAATTACAGAGTCATGTATCTACTTATATACAGAGAGACTTTCACAGATAAAATTTATGAGTAAATATACAACACTAAAAAATAAGCAAAAATTAGCAAGAGCTTTAGAAGAAATGGGTATGACTGTCGATGAAGCTAAGCAATGGCTCGCAGAAGCTGCAGACCAGCAAGCAAAGCAAACGTCACGATGCTTTAATACCAAGAGCAAACCCTCAGGCAAGTCTTGCTTCTCTGCCGACACCAGCCTAGATGATCAGCTTGCTTTTGCGTTCTGGTTTAAAGAACACGAGGACGCATATCAAGAAACCAAGGCAGCCGAAAAATGCGCGCTTGATGCTAAAGAACCTGCTACGCCACAAACCAACAAAGCTTCTAAGAGCAATGTAACATTTGTTCCTGGAGATTCACATAACGAGTCGCTGTTGTTTGTGGGCGGAACTCAGGTACAAGGAGACTTTAAAGCCTGCTACACCTATGACTCAGTTTCAGGTAAAGCAACATTACAAGTAGAGTTTACGGATCTTCTATAATAAAATTTGGTGAGTTGTGTTCATGGTTACCAGTCCATAGTCCTTGTGATTATGGGCTGGTTTCTTTTTAGACATCAACTATAATAAATTTATATGTTTTTTATAGTACTTACCACACTCACCGCACTGTTTGTAGCAGGCTGTTCTGCTTTCTTCAGTATTAAAGGGCTTACTGTACTGTTTTCTGGCAGTGCCATTGCTGTGGGGATTATGGCAAGCTCTCTAGAACTAGGAAAGCTTGTGGCCGCCTCTTTTCTACACAACCACTGGAAAAACATCGGCAGGCTATTAAAGCTATATTTATGTACTGCTGTAGTGATCCTCATGGGTATCACTAGCCTAGGAATTTTCGGGTTCCTGAGTAATGCGTATCAGCAACATGCAGGAGTCATGAATTCTCTTGAAGCTAAGATTGAGCTGAACCAAAATAACAGAAAGTCCACACTGGAAACGATAGAGTTGGACACAAATAGAATCAAGTCCCTTAACGAAATTCGCGCTACTCAGGAGCAGAGAATTAAAGACTCTGGCAATTATAAAGCTCCAAGAGATCAAGCCTATAAAGCAATCGCTGAGGCTAATGAAGAGCTAGCTAAAAAAGAAGATACCCTTAAGCAAGCTAAAGAAACTTTGACAATTATTGACGCAGAGTTGGCTTCCCTTAAAATGGAGGCCAACAACTCAACAGACATAGGTTCATTTAAGTTTATTGCCAACGCGCTACATACAGATCTGGATACAGCTGTGCAGTATTTTATATTTGCTCTTATTGCTGTATTTGACCCGCTGGCAGTTACGCTAATACTTGCCTTAAATAGGTTGCTGGAAATTCAAGCAGACAAGAAGAGGTCGAGTGATATTAGCTACATAAAAGACATTCTTGAACGAGTTGAAGCACCTATCGAAGAAAAGATTGAAGTTATAGAGGAACCAGTTAAACCTGCAGAGGTCGTTAAAGCTGATGAGGAAGAACAGACGGCTCTCGAACAACCATCGCAAAAGCTTACACGAGGTAAACGCACTGGATCAAATAATTCAATAATTACCAACTAAGCGGGTTACTTATGTTTAACGTCATAGAGGTCTAGAACGGCTTCTAGGGCGGCGTCCCAACCATTCTTTCTTAGTACTCCTAGCAGCATATTAGCCTCGTCTACACTAGTGACCCTGCTCATTAGCTGGTTACACATATAGTCTATAATATCCAGGTCTGCATCTGCTTCCTTTTTAGCTAGCTCTATAAACTTCTGCTTAGCCTGCTTTAATTCAATTGCCCCTTCGCGATACTCAAGCCCAGAGAGATAGAATATGTTCTTCTCTAGGTCTTCTATTTTGATATCTTCTAGTGGCTTGTTTCTATACTCAATAGACAGCAAAAACCTTCTTGTTTTATTGTCTGCTGAGGCTCTCTTTACTAACCAGTCCACAGCTACCCTGTATCCGTCTGTATTGTACTCACAATACCAAGCGAGCTCTTCAGCTGTGGGAAGAACACCTAGTATATCTAGATAGACTCTTCGAATCAGCTGAGATTCTTTATTGTCGCCAGCCAAAACTTTCTCAGCAAGCACCAATAAAATTGCAGAGTATATAGACAATACCTTGCATTTCATACTAGGCTTCTCCGGGTCTCCAAGGAACCGTCATCATTGGTATAGATTCGGTCGCTGGAGCAGGCTTCTGCTGCTCTGGGTGTAGCAGGTAATGATTAGCCTCAAACGCCTCTACAATGAATCTACACAGCTCGCTACGAACAATGTCTTCGTTAGTAAAGTGTAGACTGTAAATACCAAAAGCCCGAGCCTCATCAGTATCAAACATTTTACTACACCGATCAAAAGCTCCTTGTTTGCTCTTTGGCAAATCTGACTGTTTACTGTCTGCACAGATAATCATTTTTGTAAACTTACCTATGCGAGTCATGAGTGTTTGCAACTCATTGATTGTAAGATTCTGGCATTCATCTAAAATCACGCAGCGCGCAGTCCAGCTTGCACCACGCACAAAGTTAATAGGCTTGTAGTCGATTCTGTTGTCAGCCTTTAGCTTTTTGACTTCAGCTTCAGGAAGAAGCTCTTCTAGTTTATCCTCAAACGGACCCATATATGGACCATACTTGTCTGTGATGTCTCCAGGAAGATAGCCTAGCTTGGCATCACTACTTTCTACTGCAGCTCTAACGCACACAATGTCTGACACTTTCTTTTCATTTAAGAGCTGCAAAGCTATACGCATTGCGCAGGTCGTTTTTGAGCTTCCTGCAGGACCTGAGAGGAAGATAATCCTAGCGTCTTTGCGTACACCTAACTCAAACAAAGCTTCTTGTTTAGGTGTCCAAGGAAGATTTCTAATATGTAAGTCGAAGTCAATCTTTTCGCGCTGATATACTTTAGGGCTGGTGTCCGGCTTTTTGGGTGTTTTAGCTTTCGTCATATAGCTTATTCTACACTATAATGAGTCCTGCTAATAGCTAAAAAAGAGGGGTTGGACCTCTTCCAGACTAGCGCCTGTACCTTAGCAAAATGCGTATATAATAATTATTGCAGTAAAGCATACTCCAAGACCGAAGCTAATTCCAGCGTTATACACTAGAAGGAAGAATAAAGATAGTGCTGCAAGCATATAGTTAATTTTTGTCTCTTGGTTATAGGAGACTCAACATATTATACCACAATATCTAAAAATATCTTATTGGGGCTTGTTGTTGATGTAACTATGCTCAATACCTGTAGGTATCAGTGTTCTGCTTGTGTGAATTTTAAATCCTGAGGGTTTATGTGTGATACCTACGTACTTATCGTTAAGTATCTGATCCACCTTGAACTGGTCTGGGTGCTTCTTCAGCAACGCACTCAATATCTCATTCTTACCGCTATAATCGTTTTTATCAGATCTTTTTTTAGCCTCTAGGAGCTGTCTAAGCTCTAGAGACTTGGCAGTCTTTATTAAACTGAGTATCCTGCAGGCAAAATCGTTCATAGCTAATCTCTGATAAGTTTTATAAACTCTTCATTAAGCTTTTCTTTTTCATCTGCAAGGTTCTGTAGGTACTCATCAGTACTTACGTTTTTCTTGTGCATGAGCTTGTCTAGTGTCGAAGGAGTCAATGAAGACAGATAATTTTGTACAAGTACTTTTTGCTTATCAGGCGCGAGACCTTCATGAGATCTATACCTTGCAGCTCTACCAATTACCTGCTTGATCTTCTCGTTGTTAAAATGAGGTTCAAGTAATTGAACTAGTCTGGTACCCTTCAAATCCAATCCTTCTCCTCCAGCAGAGCTAACGATGAGCGCCTTTAGCTTGTTCTCGTTATAGTCTTTTACCAATTGATTACGTACACTGTCCTTGATCTCTCCAGTGAACTCACCAAAAGGTATGTTGGCTCCTTGCAACAATTTCTTGTAAGGATCAACACCACTGTTGAGATAGTTCGAGTAGATTAATCCTTTATACGAGGGATCTTCATCTATCTTACTTTTTAAAAATTTAAACGCATGCTCAATCTTGGGAGAGGTTATATCTTTATCGTCTTTGGTAAATCCCTGAGTGGAGTTGCTGATCATGCGAGCGCCAGACAAGAACGGAATCAATTTATCCAGTTCTTTTTTATCTGGAGGAAGACCTGCAGAAACTTTCATACGCAGGTACCAAGGAAGATCCTTCATCAAAGCTTTATAGATCTCCTGCTGCTTCTCGGCCATAGGAACCCTGACAGTCTCTTTATCCATGGTAGGAAAGCCTTCAGCGTTCCCTGCATGATAGTCGATAAGCTTGTGAAAGACTTTGCGTAGATAATCTTTATTCTTAACTGATAGCTCCTGCCCAGGTTTGACTCCTAGTATCCTGTGTACGATTGATGGAAATACAGTCTTTTGCTGAATATACTCATTGTAAAACTCAGGCTTGCGCTCTGGCATGATTTGTTTGCCTGCGGCTATGTTGATAAGTTTTGCAATATCGCTAGGGTCGTTATATATCGGCGTACCGGTAAGAAGAATTCTTTTTTTAGCTTGTACGTCTTTTAGATTCTTGTAGAGTTTTGTGTCCTCATTACGAAGCCTGTGAGCCTCGTCAATAATCATTAGCTTATCTTTAAAGTCTGCAGGATTTACTCCTTTACGAGAAGCATCTTGCTGTGAACGTATATGTAAATTTTTAGGTACTTTACCTACCCATTTTTTGAGCTCTTTCTCATAGTTACCTTTCAAGGCAGCAGGCAGCAATACTTCTGCAGGCAAGCCAAGATCTTTGTACGCTTCAATAGAACTTCTTGTTTTGCCTGAGCCTAGTCCGTGCATAAGGATTAGTCCTGGCTGGTCATCAGCTTGAAGCTTCTCAATAATTCTTTGCTGATGTGGAAGTAATGGAGACTTGTCTGCGCTTTCTTTAAACAGATCGTCAAACTTCTGCATCTTGTCTTCTGTAGTCAATCCTTTACGGAACAACGGCATTCTGACTTTGCTAACAAATACCTCTGCCTCAGCTTTGTTTTTAAGTCTACGCTTAAAACGTTCTCTAATATCGTCAAGGTCTTTACGATTATTCGCGTAATTTAACGCTTCGCCGAGCGCAGCTATTCCGCCAAACCCGAGTTGAACTCTGTTTAAAGTCTTACCTACAGTATTTATTGTTTTTGATATATCCTCAATTTTACCGTAGTCTATTCCAGCTGATTTAACTTTCTTATTTCCTGTTTGCAAAGAATTCACAGCCTTTCTCTTCTCTGTCATAGCCCGCAGGA